TCTCAAGCCCGTTCGCGATGCGCATTCCCTCGGTGAGGCGGCGCAATTCGGATGGGTACGATGTTCCGCTCAATGAACTGAGCAGGCAGGAATATTTCGACCTGCCGAACAAGACCGCATCGCCCTCAATACCAGTGAGCTTCTACTTCGATTCCCAGCGCGACAATGGAGTGCTCTACGTCTGGCCTGCACCGGATACCAATGCGGCCTCGGATTTCACGCTCGAATATACCTACCTTCGCCGCATCGACAACATGGATGCATCGACCGATGACCTCGATATGCCGCAGGAGTGGCTTGATCCGGTCATCTGGATGCTCGCCGATGATCTGGAGACCGAATATCCGGTGAATGACCCGAGATTGGCGGCCAAGATCGAGCGCAAGGCGATCGAGGCGAAACAGATCCTCGACTACTGGGATACGGAATCGGCTTCAATATACATGCAGCCCGAACCGGACTTCGGCTGATGGACGCGGCGCTGAAGCCGGCACTGCAATCCTCAAAGGGCCGCTCGGGTCCATGGGGCGGTGCGCGGCTCATCAATGCTTTTGCCGAGCAGTCCGAGGGCGACAAGGCCGAACTCTATTCGATCCAGGCGATCCCTGGAACGATCGACTTTGCCAACGTCCAGAACCTTGCCGTCCGCGGTCTCCATAGGCTCGGAACTACTCTGTACGCGGTTATCGGAACCACGCTCTACGGCATCGATTCTGCGGCCACTCCCACAGCTCTCGGGACGATCACCGGTTCCAATCCGGTGCGGATGGCGGACAACGGGCTGGAGATCGCAATCCACAACGGCGACACAACCGGTTATGTGCTTTCGGGAAACGTACTGTCGAATCCGATCAACCTCCCGATCGTATCCGATGTCACCTGCATCGATGGCTATTTCGTCTGGCTGATCGCCAATTCCGACCAGTTCATCATCTCCGGACTTAACGATGGCCTCACCTATGACCCGCTGGACGTAGCGACGGTTGAAGGCTCTCCCGACAATCTGGCTGGAGTCATCAATGATCACCGCGAACTGATCTTGTTCGGAGGATCGACGGGAAGCGTTCCCTCAACCGAAATCTGGGTGGATACCGGCGCGGCTGATTTTCCTTTCGAGCGGCAGGGTAACGCTTTTATTGAAAGAGGCTGCATCGACCGGGATTCGATCGCCAAGCTCGACAATGCAGTGGTGTTCGTGGGCGATGACCGGATCGTCTATCGGCTGGACGGTTACGCGCCCTTGCGAATTTCCACCCACGCGGTCGAAAGAACGCTCGCTGAAGCGAGCTGGTTCAGGGCTTTCACCTACACGCTGGAGGGGCACAAATTCTACGTCCTCAACACGGACGTAGGGTCATGGGCATATGATGTCGCGACTTCGGCATGGGCTGAGCGCGAGAGCTTCGGGCTGGATTATTACCGCATCGGGTCGAGCATCTACGCCTATGGGAAACAGCTCGTCGGGGACAACCAGGCCGGCAAGATCTACGAATATGACCTCGATACCAATACCGAAAACGGGACCACGATTCCCGTCACGGTCGAGCTTCCACCCATCGGCGACGGGGTGAACCGGCAGACGCTCTATTCTCTGGAGACGTTCATGGAGACCGGCGTCGGGACGCTGACCGTCTCGGACCCGCAAGCCATTCTCACTTATTCTAAAAATGGCGGCCGCTCATGGTCGAACGAGATGTGGCGATCGATGGGCGCACAGGGCGACTACTCGGTCAGGGCCGTGTGGCGGGTGAACGTCGAGTTCCGTCAGCTTCAGCTGAGGTTCCAGTTCCCCGATAGCGTCAGAAGGTGCGTGATCGGTTACCACGCAGATATTCGGTGATCCCCCCTCCCGACAAGCCGCTGGTGGACAACCGGGCGAGGATCGCGACCGAATGGTATAGGTATTTCGCCGGGTTAGAGCGTGACACCAATGCGACGGAAGCACTCGTCAGCGACGGTGACAAGGGTGACATCACGATCTCCGGATCGGGCACCGTCTGGACCATCGATAACGACAGCATCACCAATGCCAAGCTCGCCAATATGGCGCAGGCGACGTTCAAGATGCGCGCGGCCGGTGCCGGAACCGGAGATCCGATCGATGGAACCGCCGCCCAGGCCAAGACCGCACTGGCCATCACCGCTTCCGATGTGTCGGGGCTGGCGGCTATTGCCACCTCGGGTTCGGCAAGCGACCTGACGGCAGGAACGGTGCCAGCGGCGAGAATGCCGGCGCTGACCGGCGATGTCACGACCAGCGCCGGGGCAGTCGCGACGACGCTTGCAACCGTCAATTCAAATGTTGGAACCTTCGGCTCGGCGACGCAGGCCTCGCAAATCACGGTTAATGCCAAGGGGCTGATCACCGCCGCGGCAAATGTCACGATCACACCAGCTGCATCCTCCATTACTGGAGGCCAGGCGCTGACCAAGACCGATGATACGAATGTCACCCTGACGCTTGGCGGGACTCCGACTTCGGCCTTGCTGACGGCGGCAAGCCTGACCCTTGGTTGGACGGGAACGCTGGCGGTATCGCGGGGCGGGACCGGAGCCTCATCGCTGACGAGCGGCTTCCTCCTGCTCGGAAACGGGACTTCTGCTGTTTCAGCGTCAATCGCCCGCGATACAGGATCTGCGGTAGGAATAGGAACAAGCCCCACTGACCGTTTGCATGTGCGTCAGGACCAGGACGGCACGACAGCGATCCAGGTCCACAACCGCAACGGCAGCGGCACGCCGGTTTCTGCCATCCGTTTCATCACCAGCACCTTTGATCTGTCGGACAACCGCTATGCGATGATTGCCTCATCCGGTGGCGCATCGCCGAATATGGAGTTCTGGACCTCCGCTGGAGCCGCGCCTACCAAGCGCGCTCAATTAAGCTCTGGCGGGTCACTGACGATGGTCGCCAGTGGCTCTACCCTCGGATACGGGACGGGTGCCGGCGGCAGCGTAACCCAGCTTACCAGCAAGGCAACCGGGGTCACCCTGAACACCGGCTGCGGCCAGATCACGATGAACAACGCCGCCCTTGCCGCGGCAACAACGGTGAGTTTCATTGTCACGAACAGCAATGTCGCGGCGACGGATTCGATTATTCTCAACCTCGTGTCGGGGCAGGCGACCAACGGAACCTATAGCTACTGGATCGAGAAGGTGGCGGCCGGATCGTTCACGGTGACTGTGGAGAACCGCAGCGCGGGATCGCTGTCGGAGGCTCTTGTGCTCAATTTCGCGGTGATCAAGGGCGCCACCAGCTAGTTGCCCAGCCATGCGGGCAATGGTATAGATTGATTTGCGCCGTTTTCACGGTGGCGGCAAGCCGGGCCGCCTTCAGCTCCAGCCAAGGCAATCGAGTCAAGCTGGAGCGCAAGTGTCAGACACGCTGATCCGCATTGCCACGCCAGAGGATGCGCCGTTCGTCGCGGGCATCACCGGAATGGACGTGCGCGACTATATGGCGCGGACGCATACGCTCGTCTCGAAAAACGGCTTCTTCTTTCTCGAACCGATCACCTCTTCCGTTCTGGAGGCGCACATGGCGTTTCTTGGCCGAGGGAGAGGCAGGGAGGCGCTTCACGCGGCAAGAGCGGGTCTTCGGTTCGCTTTCGCAGAGCTTGGGGCGCTGGTCGTGTTTGGCCGGATTCCCATTGAGGACCGCGCCGCCCGCCTGTTTACGAGGATGATCGGCCTTCGCTCGGACGGCATCCGCCCGCGCGAGCCAGGCGGTCCCCTGTGCGAATGGTTTGAAATCCGCAGAGATATGAAGGTGAAAGCATAGATGCCGCCAGCAGTTGCGATAGCCGGCGCGGCAGTGGTCGGTGCGGGTGCATCGATCGTCGCCGGGAACAAGGCCGCCAAGGCTCAGACGAAGGCCGCTGACGCCTCTATCGCCGAGCAGCGCCGTGAATACGATCAGGACCGAGCTGATCTCGCTCCTTGGCGGACTGCCGGCGCATCGGCCCTCTCCAAGCTCAGCGCAGCCTATGGTCTGAACGGCACCCCAACCGTTACGGGCGGCCCGACGAATCCGGACGGTACGGTGAATAGCGATGCCTACGGCGGCTTCTTTGCTTCGCCCGGTTATCAGTGGCGCCTGTCTGAAGGGCTGAAGGCAATCGACCGCGGCGCAGCAGCTCGTGGCCAACTCGGCTCCGGAGCTACGATCAAGGCCGAACAGCGCTACGGCGAAGGGTTGGCCGCGAGCGAATATGATGCGTGGGCATCACGGCTTCAGCAGATGGCGGGAGTGGGTCAGGCCGCGACCAATACTACGGTAGCTGCCGGGCAAAATGCGGCGAGCACAATTTCGAACAATCTGATCGCGAGCGGGAATGCCAGGGCATCGAGCTACGCCAATACCGGAAGCGCGATTAATTCCGGTCTCAACAACGTCATGAGCGCCTATCTCATGCGCAATCAGCTGGGAGGGTAAGGTGCCTCAGGCCGGACCCTAC